ATCGTCATAAGTCAAAGTCAAAAAACAATTCACATCGTTCAACGATGCCTCATGAACACAACGAATAGCCCACTCGCGAGAACGCTTCAAACGACACCCGACACACTGACCACAAGGCAAAAAAAACGAGGAGCACAAGGCTCCTCGTTCGACAAAGCACACAGAACCGTCTTCACGACGGAACGCGGGCTGGGGAAAATAACAGGTCACAACTAGAAACGAATGCCGCCACGCATGACCTGAGACATATTCGCACCCTTGGTGCGCGCGGACTGGCCGCGGAACTTACGCGCAGACTTGCGCTTGTTCACACCACCTCGACGGAGCGGACGCATAGAACACCTCCAAGAAAGTTAAAAAAGAAACCAGGTAAAAAGGTAACAGGGAAAAAGCATCCTGTCACCTAGCACAGTTACATCAAGTATATAACTGTGCAACCGCTACGCTTCCGGCGGCCCCTTCGGGCCTACGCCTCCCTGCCCCTTTGGGGCAGACCTGCTCGGCAAGGGGTCAGAATCGTCCGCTACAACACGAACGGCCATCGGCTGAGGGGGGGGTACCGGGACCGGCTCAGGAAGGGCTATACCCAATTTACGAGCCTCCAGGAGGTTATCCTTATCAGAGCAAAAATCCACAAACTCCGCAGGGTCATTGTGAAAACGCGAACGAACCGTAGCCGGCAACGCCTGAAAAGACTCACGAGCCTTCACAATCAAATCCATCGACTGACGGAAATCCAACGCATCAACAAAATCACCCTGCAAAGGAGGAGCCAACGTGGTAGGGACCTGACCGGTCACACCAAAACGCCGAACAATCGTATTGATATCGCACTCCTCCTTAAATTGCTGCTGAGTGCGGGTAGGCTCACCACAGGAAAGGCCAGTCTCATCCGAGACGGCCAACATATCGTAGTTATACGCAGTACGAATAAAAACAGGCTTCACTTAGCACCTCCACGATTAAAAGTCTTATTCACAATAGTAGGACCACGCTTCGCAACACCAACATCCGCAGCAACACCTGCCGCCTTACCAAGAGAACCCAGCGCCGGATCCAAAGCACCCGTCTTACGCGCGTACTCCGCCGAATTACGAGCAGCCGGCACTTCCAACTCCTTCAACACAGCATCGATAGTCGCCAACCTCTGCTCCAGCGGCTGCAACACATCACGCTCAAACTTCGCGCGATCAGCATCAATCTCGATCTTATTGCGCTCCGAGTACTTCTTCTCAAACTCCATGTAAATATTCCGACGCTCCGCCTCGAGATTCTTCGTAGCCTCCGATATCTGACCCGCACTAGCCGCACTGGTCAAAGTCTCCTGACGAGTCTTATCAACCTGAGCATTCACCAAATTCACATCAGCGTCATTACGCTTCAAATCAGCCTCAAGACGAGCCGCAGCCATACCCGTGTTAATCGCCTGAGCAACAGCAGGAGACATAACAGCTGTATGAACTTGTCCCACCGAACCAGAGCCAGACGCACCCGAGGCAGCACCAGCAGAACCAGAAGCACCAGACGGAGAAGACGCACCACCTTGAGACACCGCCAACATTGGATTCAAACCAGCAGCCTTCATATCCTGCACAGCACGCTGATAAGACGTCCCCGACATACGCTCCTGAAAGTCCATTTGACGCTGCGCCTGATCAGAAGTAAACGCCTGTTGACCCTGAATCTGTTGAGCCTGAAAAGCCATCTGCTTATCGGCCGAAGCCTGCTGAAAACTACGATTCAACTCTGCCTGAGCAGCACTGGCAGAATTAGCATTATTCGCAATCTCCAAATTGGCCCGATTAGTCGCATTAACAGACTCCATGGATCCATAAGCAGACGCATACGGCGCAGCAGCCGCAACATAAGGCTGCACAACATCCACCGCATCACCAAGAAAACCACCGATGCCGCCACCGACAGCGGCACCTGCAGGTCCTCCAAAAAAACCGCCAATCGCGGTCCCAATCGTCGAAAGAAATCCCATGATCAGAAATGATCAATCAAACCGGGAACGCTATACATCGGGAGCGGACGCGCGGAGACAATATCGAAGAACATGTCACAGATGAGCTGCTGGCCATTGGCCGACGATCCCACAGCGAGAGTCCGCGAAAGGGGCGGCGACTCTTCGATAAACGTGGCATTAAGGGTAGGCAAAGAGGTGAACTTCTGCGCCAAGTGCCAGGGGTCGATAGTGCCGGAAGCTGTCGAGCGAAAGAGAGACGTAATCTGGCTCGGAAAGTAACGGTACTCCGCCCAACGTTCCTGATAACCAAATACGAGATCATCGTTCGCATCACCCCGGACATAGATCTCCTTATTAAGAATGGTCTGCTCACCGAGGTGCGAGAAAACCGGAAAGTAGAAGTCATAACGAGTCTCCCTTGACCACATCCGACGAAGGCCCTGCTGATACGTCAAATCGGCACGCACCGACACAAGACCAATGATCATCCCGTGCTCAACAAAGGACTGAGAAAAACCATGACCCGCTGCAAGGCCGGTACCCATCGCGGCCAAATTGCCCTGCGGGGTCGTCGTGCCGGAGGCACCCGATCCCGACGTCTGGGCTATCGGAGAGATAACAACAGACGTTGAACCTCCACCAAGATATTCCGGTCGCTGCAACCTTGCATCCGGAGACACCACACCAAAGTGGGAACGAACGATTTCGGTATACCGCGTACCTCCACGGGCATCACGCTCCAATAATCTCTGAATCTGAAAAGACTGCCGCAACTGATTAATCGTGGCCGCCGTCGCCGTCGACAAATCCGCATACAACGTCCCATTCGGGTCATAAACCAAAGTACTCGAATCCGAAACCCGCGCCAACTGAGAGCTCGCATTGACGCCCAACGTGTCAGACGTAATCGAAGAATGATCAGAGGCTTTCTTCAACGTTCCCGCATTAAAAACGGTCGGAATCAAACCCACCGGCGCCGACGTGCCCAAAGGCAAAGTCACCGAATCGCCCTTCTGAGGCCAAGGCAACGCCGACGTGAAATAATCATGACGCTTCCCACGCTTCAACTTCACGTAGTCCGAATAAGTATCCGGACCGTCATCACGATCAACAACCACCGAATCCTGCAAATTCTCATCACGAAACCACTCATTCCAAATCAAGTTATACGCACGAGTGAACAACGCCGAATGCGAAACCGTGGCAGCACCACCGACCTGTCCAACAGTCGGCAAACCCATGTAATCATGCAAAGAACCGATCGGGTAACCACCAGCCGGACACACCATCTGCGGAATCGTGTAATCAATCGAGTCACCGGGATCAATCTGCTCACCCATGAACTTCTGCCAGTTATCCCAAACAAGACGATTAGGCACGAAGAAGAAAAACGAGTCCAAATGCAAATTGTCCATGATCGGAAAAAGAGGAGTACTCAAGCGAGTGAACGCGGTCATATTGACCCGAAACGAATCACCCGGAAGCACCTCATCCACCAAAACCGGAATCAAATAACCGGCATCAAACGTCGTCTTGTGAGTAGTCTGACGACGAAACGAAGAACGCGGAACATCCGCTCGCGGAACCATCGCGAACTGATGAACATTCACAGACTGATTACGATGCATTGCGAGACTCCTTATAATCAACACCGCGAGACAAACGAACCGGCTGCGCAAAAATATTGAACGCGCCGGACTCATCAAAATCACCCAAATGCCACAACTCAAAATCCTCAGGGTGAGCACACATAGGCGAATCGGCTTTCACACACTCATCACCAAAATGGCGCACCGCAATCCCAACAGACGGAACAAAAAACGGGTTAAGAAACCCACCAAGCGCCAAATCCTTCACAGCAACCATTGCACGAACAGCCATCAAACACCTCCACTAAGTTAACGAGCGCTTTAATTGACGGACAGCAGCGCGAGCAACCTTCTCTCGAACCGCTAACCGCTCCGGCGTCGAGTGAGCCGCGCCCTTCAAGCTCTCAAGATACCGACCATATTCAGCAATATCCCCATCAATCGAATCAGTGCCAGCATCCAACCGCGCCAACAAATCATCGTAATAACGCGGTGCATTAAAAGAGGCACCGCCTGGACGCACGACCTTACCAGCCGGGTAAACATCACTCCTATACCGCTTTAACCACTCTGCGCCGATGCCTGGCTTGAGACTCATCTTGTTGAATTCCGGTACACGGTCTCCAAGGACCTCGCCAGTCTCGATATCGACAATCTGATAATGCGACAGACTCCGGGCACCAGTCACTTTCTTCATGCAATACCTCGCCACATAAGCCGCACTCTCGAACGTCACCGCTCCAACACTGGAAAATCCGTAGGGCCATAACTCCTCCAACACAGCAGAACGATACATCTGAGTCCCTCCAGGACTCCGACCATGAGGAACCTTGTCTAAAAAATCAAAACCAAACAGCAAAGCATGATAGTGAGGACGATCGAAATTCTCACCATATTCACCACACATATAAAAACGAACGCGCACGTTAGAAAATCGCGCACGCAAACGCTTTATAAACAGCTGAAAGTGAGGATAGAAAAGAGAATTGCCAGCAGGTAAAAACTCATCGTCATAAGTCAAAGTCAAAAAACAATTCACATCGTTCAACGATGCCTCATGAACACAACGAATAGCCCACTCGCGAGAACGCTTCAAACGACACCCGACACACTGACCACAAGGCAAA